TCTACTACGAATACCTACCGAGCGAGACGAAGCGTAAGCTAAAGCTCAGTAAGCTATTCAAGAAGAAGGCTAAATAATGTACCTCCTAACCCAACTACTAATAATAACAGTGATAACAATGCTACCTGCATTTATATTAGCTGGTCTTGTAAACATGATTATAGAAAGAAGGAAGTGATGAGTAACTTTGACCACAAGTTTGATTATATGCAGGAACAACTAGATAAGCTTAAAGCCGAGTACGAGGAAGCTCTACAGTTTACTAATAACATTCTAAAGCGAGCAGAAGATTACCACATAGAGTATCTGGGTATAAACCGTACAGATGAGCGAGTGCAAGAGAACCCATGGGAATCAGCACCATCAAGCCTGTTTTCTAAAACTCGTAACGAGCGTAATACTCCGCAGGTATGGAACTTGGCCAGGGACTTTTTTGATGGCAGTTGTGGAAACAGCGACCAGTACCAGATACCGAGTAACGCTACTGTAGTTGACGGAATATATAAGTTTGCGGGTGGCAAATGGGAAAAAGTAGGTTAATTGTGCACCCCTCTAACACAGAAGCAAAGGATTGATAATGCAACCTAAACTAAATAGAAGCAAGGAGTAGAAGGTGAGCCGTAGAATGGCAACAAAAAGAAGAACTCAAGTCATAACCAAGCTATGGGAAAAGAGCAAAACGTGCTATTACTGCAATAAAGAAGTGCTTAGAAAAGAGCGTAGCTTGGAACACATAGTTCCTCTAAGTAGAGGCGGTACAAACAAACAGAGCAACCTAGCTATAACCCACCACGAATGCAACGCTAAAAAAGGTAATAAACTAATTGAAGAAATGGAACAAGCATGACCACTCAATCAACACATAGTGAAAGTAAAATGAGTGAGCTTACTATTAAAGACATAGAAAAAAAGGTTGATGATGTTTTAGCCTCTAAATATGCAACGAAGCCCGATGGTCACGCTTGGTGTACTAGGCATTTACACAAACTAGATATTGGTATATGTATTAGTTGTTCGGCTGCTAAAGAAATCATGCAACTCATTGACTCCGCTATCACTGAGGCACGAATAGAAATACTCCGAAGAATCCCACAAACCTACGACCATCTCGAAAGTGGCGATGAGTATGTTCCGAACATCACAACCAGAGTCATAAAAGATAAACTAGCCGAACTCGAAGCCCAACTCAAGAACAACACAACTAAACAGGAGGATACAAAGGCATGAAATCAGACCAATCAAACCAGACTAAACCCTCTAGTAAAGATAGTGAGATAGAAGAAGTGAACCACCTAGATAATGATAAGGAAGAACAAAGACGAGAACCAGACTGGCAATGGCTTGAGGAATTGCTGTCTGAATATAATATTACTGAAAAACGCACTGGCACTACACCAAAGCGTGATTTTACTGGCATTGAGGCTAGGTTATATAGAGAAATTCAAAAGCGTTACCGCCAACGAAAAAAGCCTGACTACATCAAAACGCCAACGGCTAACCGTTCAAGCAAACAGTACGAGGATGCAAAGCGTATTCATGGTGAGCAAGTCAAGACTATGGACGCTATGGGTTACGGACTTATGCTCGATGGTTTCACCTTTTACAAGTATGGTCATGAGCTTGAGCCTTACGACTTTGAGCAGAACTTCCAAATGCACCAAGCCTACGAGATACATAGTTTCACCCAATCTAAGCTAAAAGCATTTGCAGGGGAGTTGGAGAAAGCTATTGGTGAAGATGAGCGTATTGATATTCAGTCTGACTTTGACAAGCTAGATGTGCCACACCTTGAGACTGATAGATACCCAGGATTAGACGGCGTACGTCAAGCTAGTCGCAACATACTCAGAGCTAAACAGAGAAAGGCTCTCAAAGCTATAAAGGAAAAATACCAATTATGAAAATACTTAACCTATACGCTGGCATTGGCGGCAATCGTAAACTGTGGGGTGATGAGCATGAAGTCTGGTCTGTTGAACTAAATTACGATATTTGGAATGTGTACCAAAAGATGTTCCCAAAAGATATTGTTATTGGAAGTGAAGATGCACACGAGTACCTATTGAAGTTCTTTGCAGGTTTCGATTTTATATGGAGTTCCCCGCCATGCCCTAGTCATTCGAGAATGAGAAAGTCACTGACTAAAAGTCCTCTAGTATATCCAGATATGAAACTATATGAGGAGATAATTCTCTTAAAGCATTTTTGCAAAGTACCTTGGGTAGTCGAGAATGTAATACCCTACTATAAACCGCTTATAGAGCCAACAGCAACTATTGATAGACACCATTTCTGGTCAAATTTTGAAATATCTAACATAGATATTAAACGAGAATATAAAGGTAGAATCACTGACCAGAGCAAAGAAACTCTTGCGGCACAATATGGCATTGATCTGCCAGATGGTACTAAAGACCAACGGAAGTTACTTAGAAATGCCGTAATGCCAGAAGTTGGTCTACACATATTAAACGAAGCTCAAAAGGCATCAAGGAGTCATGGTTATGAGCGATACAAAACAACAGATAACCGATATACTGAACGAACTCCTCAACCCATTAGTAGACATCAGGACACGGCTCTATGTACCAGACCGCAAGATTGCAGAGGTTGTCGAAGCCATAGACCGTTTAGTTACTGAAGCAAGGATGAATGAGCTGGAAATGCTACCGCATAAAGTATTTGACTGTTCACCGTTAATTCACCTTGGATATACGTTTGATGAGCATACAGACCGCATAGCCGAGCTTCAATCTCAGCTCAATGAGGAGCAAAAGTAATGCACACATCAAACACAGAGAACACTAGCCTACAAAACAAACTCCTAGACCTAACCTGCACCCACTCTAACACCCTCCACGCTACCGACTGTAAAGACTGTATACAGTTAGTTAATGATATAACTCAGTTGTTTATTGAGGAGGGTTGGAGAGTGCCACAGAAGCCTTTGGATCAGAAGAAAGCTGAGGAGTTGCTGGAGAAGTTGTACCGGGGTAACTGCGTGTCATGTGAGATAAATGGTAACTCTAACGAAGTTAAGCATGAACTGTTTTGTTTAGGTGGTGTATAAATAATGCTCAAAGAGTATATAGACTTCTATGATGCGAGCGTACCCGTGGGTAAAAGAAAGCTGCAGTATATTAAGTATGCCCTGCACAACGGTACGCACCCAAGTGCTGTGTTCAGACAGGCCAAAGCCATGTTTGGTGATAAGGAAGATGGTTACAAAGAGCCAACAAAACCAGCAGAGTCAACGGAACAGCATTATTGCACCGCAAGCTTGACTGATATATGTAGCGTTTGTGAGGAGTATGATTATATATGAACCTACAACTGGAACAGTAAATAGCGTAAAGTCCTTGTGCTTGTACACCACATGTAGTATAATGATTGCATAAGAAAAGCCTCTCAGCATGTATTTGTTGGGGGCTTTTTTTGTTGGTGAAAGTCCAGCAGGTATTGTACCTCCCACTTACACTATGGTTTTTGTAGGTTCTTGTATCCCACTGGTAGATACCGATTGGTGGAATACATCTTATAGCTTGTATCCTTGGCCGGTTAAGCCCACCCTTTCCGGCCTAGGATTCAGTTTGTAAGACTGAAAGGAGTGGTATGGATGAGTATGACGGTATAGATATTGGTGTACTACTAGCACTCGCTGGTATAGGTCTAACATATTTAGTCTGGAGTATCAGTCAATGAGTATCTGTGTCTGGTGTGAAGCAGAATATACCAAACGTACTAACAATCAGAAGTATTGCTCAATAGCCTGTCAGTTAGAGCGTAAGAATAGTGAGCAGCAAAAGGGCTACCGCAAAGTATATGACTATAGAAAGCTAGAACCCTCCTGGATCACTTATGATGACTACAAACAAGCAGATCTTAGTAAATACGCCACTATCCGAGAAGAACCTAAGACTGTCATAACAATGAAACCTATCACAGTACCGGAGATCCCATTCAAGCGTTATCACGAACCTAAGAACATAGTTACCTTTATTCAAAAGAAAGATCGTAAAAGAGAGGAGTGGCTATGAACCGCACAGAGAGAGTTGAGGAAGCAGAGATAGAAGCAGTTATAGATAAAGAGCGTAATACTTTTAATCATGCTCAAGTAGCTGGTCAGACTGCTGTGTATCAGGCGTTGCCTGTGATTGAGCGTACTGATGCTGGTCAACTGGATAGGACTATGAATGGCAACTGAGAGGCAAAAGAAGGCCTTGCAAAATGTAGTGGAAAATGGTGGAAATGTATCTAAGGCCATGATAGCGGCTGGTTACTCCCCTGCTACTGCTAAAACACCCCAGAAACTCACTCAGTCACAAGCATTCCAAGAGTACATGGTTAAGGCCGGAGTAACAGATGAAAAGCTAACCGAAGTACTGCGTGATGGACTAAGCGCCAACAAAGTAATTGTTATGGGTAAAGAGTCCAGCGAGTCATTCGTAGATATACAACCCGACCACCCTACGAGACACAAGTTCTTAGAAACAGCACTAAAGATCAAAGGTATTGGTAGAGACGCTGATGCCAGTGGTAACACGTTCATATTCAACAAAGGCGATCTTGTAAGAAAGAAGTATGTTAAAGATTGATTACAGATCATTTATACAGGACAACTTCTTTATAAAGAATAAGGAAGGTATATTAGTACCCTTTCATTTTAATGCTGTGCAGAACTGGTACTACGATCTATTGCTTGAAGAATATGGTGAGGAGTTACAGGGCATACGAGAGAACGACCTCAAGGGTAGACAGTTTGGTATTAGTTCGATGATCGAAGGTATATTTGCTACAGACTTTGTTTTGAGCGAGCTAGACTACATTCCAATCATAGATGCAGATGTATACAGCCATATAGACAAAGAGACTAAGGCTCATACTGATAGGTTCAATCTATTCCTAGAGTCATATCTGATGCAGGATCAGAACGCAGGTGTTGAGGATATGGATACTCCGGAAGGTAAGGCGGCACGTGAAGCTTTTCGTAAACAGTTCCTCAAGACAGACAACGGCAACTACATAGAGGGTAGACGAGGCGCACTTTATCACTCACAGACCGCTTCTGCAAAGGTGTCAGGTCGTGGTGGTACTAAGCAAAACCTTCACTGGACAGAGCCAGCCTTCTATCCTAATACAGACATTCTTAATGCTAAAGAGCTAATGACTGGTGCTGAGAAACAAGTACCACTTGGTAGGGGTAAGATATTCAGAGAATCTACTGGCAAGACTAGGGCCGACTACTTTGGTCAGGAGTATTACAAAGGTAAAGAAGGGCGTGGTGTATTCAAGTCACGTTTCATGGCTTGGTATCAACACCCAGAGTATCACCTAGAACCACCTAAGAAATGGCAACGACCAGAGTATTATGCTGAGTTACCAGCGACAGATGCACAATGTTTTTGGCACTATACCGAGACAGACGAATTAAACGATAAGTTGGCACTAAGGGAATATCCTACTTACGATCACGAGGCTTTTATCGCCGGGGGTGAATCATTCTTTAGTAAAGATGCACTACTTGAGGCTATCAAACTTATATCAGAACCAGTAAAGACAGGTGAGTATGTTCAGGCTTTATAGACAATTAGAAAAGGGAGAGTTCCTTGTGTACGGTGGCGATACTGCACAGGGCGGTATAGACGCTAACTATGGTCACTTCATATCCAAAACAAAGGGTGATGTACCGTTAGTATTCAAGAAGCAGGGTGTGGCAGCAAGTGCTACTCCGCTCATTCGTAATGCACTCAACTGGGTACACGATCAAACCAAAGTAAAACCATGTGTAGCCCTTGAGAGACAGAATGGTGGCGCAAGTGAAATGCATAGGCTCGATGATACTAACGATGGATTTTATACGATCTACTATCCCTACAACGAAAAGGGCGAGCGTAAGGATACGCCAGGCTGGGATACTAACGAAAAGACTAGGGCGCAGATGCTAGGTGACTGGCTCAAGGCATTTAATAACGGACTTATCAGAATATACGACAAAGACACAGTAGAACAGCACCAAACATTCATTACTAACAAGCGTGGCAAACCAGAGGCCGACTCTAATACCCATGATGATGCAGTGATGTCTATTGCCATAGCCTACCAGTTGTTCCTTACAGAGAACCCATTCGTTATGCCAGTGAGAACAAGACAACCAAGAAAGAGAGTGAGTTTACACCTATGAACACTTTAGATATAAGCAACTGGAAGCTACATGGTCAAGAGCTATCCAATCGCATCATCAAAGAAGTAAAGAGCTTTGCTAAGTCTAAACTCCTAGTACCGATACCAGACATACTCATGATGACACAAGATCAATATGACGATCTCAGCCGACTAAAAGGTATGTATGATGTGTTCTACACCGAGGACAAGATGTACCGCACTCCATTCAATGTAATGGAAATACGAATAGACAAACGCCGGAAGCTAACATTTGACGAGGTAGAGGCTTTAGATACTAAATCATTTAAGGAGTGGAGTAAATCGGAGGGTATAGATGAGTGATATAGACGATCCAAAACACACAAAGATCATCAGTTATGAGGAGACAGATGACAGCACTCTACTTGCAGTAACTGAATCATACTACGATGAATTAGTAGGTAGAAAGACCGAGGTTATTAAGAGCGTTAGAACTAATTACAATGACTTTCTTTCTGATCTTGTAGCCTGTGTTGATGTTATCTCTAAGCATCAAACTAAAGAGTTAGATCTTAAGATTACTGTAGATGAATGGGGTAAACCATGCAGGATAATCAAGCAGTACGTTATTAAGCGAGAAGATTTCAAACGGCGCTAGACCAAACACTAGCGGTATGTTATAATGTGATAAAAGTAGCCAGCGTAACCACGACCCTACTAGGAGTCGTGAACGTTGGCTTTTCTAAACGATGACAAGGAGATCTACGACCTCTATGAGAGCGCTAAAAGCGAATCAAAGATATGGCGTAAAGATTACCACGAGTACGAGCGACTTGCTGAAAACGGACTCTTAGAAGATCTTGACCCCGACCTGCCTGAAACTAATGACGGTACACTTGCCGCCAGTCTATACAAGCTGCCTAAAAGAATAATCAACTCACAAAAAAAGGGTAGAGCTAAAGCCCTAGACACAGATGATGCCTGGATTACTGAGCTTGCCAATATGCAGTGGGAAAACGAGATCATTCCTAACGCTAACTCACAGGCTTCATTCCACCGTAAATGGAAAGATGCAGTACGTAAAGCTGCTATCTATGGTTCAGTACCACTTATCACTTTGTTTGTAGAACGTGGCGATTATATCGGCGCTGACTTTGTAGTAGCACAACCACAAGACATTAAGCTAGAGCCAGGTAAAGTATCTGACTACGATTCAGACATATTCTTCTGGGATGTTTTCTATACCAAGCAACAGTGGATAGACATGATCGAGCGAGCTAAGACTGAAACTAAAGAAGATTCAGACGGCTTCAACAAGTGGAGTGTTAAGGAAATGGAAACTATCCTTAATGCTAAACAGGAAGAAGAAGCACGTGACGCTGACGAAGATCACCGAGGCGAAGGTGACGAGACTGTACGGCAGAAGGGCATCAAGTGTTGCATCATATTCCAGAGAGGTGTTGAAGCACCGTTTTACATGTATCACCCAGGTACTAAGACAAAGATACGTGAATGGAGCAACCCTGATCCTACCGGTGATGTACCTGTTAACTTCCTGTATTGTTACCAAGACTTTATTAACCCATACGGTATAGGCATTGTGAAGCTTGCCGGTGGTACACAGAACGTACTCGATACTATGCGACAGTATGATGTACTCGCTACTCAGATAGGACTACGCCCACCAGTAAGTATTAGCGGTGATGTTAGTGAAACAGATCTTGACTCTATTGTTTACGCTCAAGACGCTCAGTGGATGATTGGTAAAGCACAGGTACGGCGTGAGACTATCTCAGATCAGATCTACACTCAACTACCTGAACGTATTGGTATGTACAAAGTATCTCTTAATCAGATGATACCTACTGGTGATACTTCTATCGCAGCCGGTTCTGGTGATCCAAGCTATTCTAAGACCCCTGCAGGTGTAAAGTTCCAGCAACAGAGCCTATCTATAGATGATGAGGACTTCAAAGACAACGTAGATATGACCTACGAAGCTGTAGCACGTTCTATGATTAACACTCACTTTGCCAACAAGCAGGGTACAGACTTAATGCGACTTAGTGATGATGAACGAGACATCTTAGTTAAAGCTGGCTTAGAGTTCCCTCTTGATGAGATGGGTGAACCAATGACCAATGAACTAGAAGTTATCTGGGATGAAGCCAGAGCCAACTTTGACTTTGAAATGGAAGCTGAATCAGATCAGACCAGTGACGAAGAACAGCGCCTTGAAGCGTTACTCAAAGTTGTAGAACTACGAGCTAGTGATCCTACCCTAGAACAATCTCTACAGATGTCTGGTAAACGATTGAACCTTGGTGAGTTGTTTAGCGAAATCATCAAACTTACAGCTAAGAATGACAAGATTATTGAAGATATATCACCTGAGGATATGGAACAAGCGCAGATTGATCCTATTACTGGTCAACCAATAGACCCTATGCAAGAACCTATTGAGGGTGAAGTTGTAGAGCCAGAACAGTTACCAGAACAGGCACAACCAGAACTAGATCCAGAAGATGAGCAAGAACTTGTCAACATTCAGGCTATAGCTGAGGAATACGGAGTATCTGAGAATATCGCTAGTGCTATGCGAGAGGCTGAAATGCAGGGTGCTGGACAAGAACAGATTATGAACCTAGCACAACGACTAGGCGAACTGGAGGCGCAAAGTGTCTAATATACGCAACGATGCTTACTTATACACCGGAATCAATAGCGTTAGTAATGAACCCAAGACTCCTAGAGAGCTACAGAAAGAATCTAAAGAAGAAGCTAAACGCAAACTTAAACCTGCCGCCGAGGTAGTTCTTGAAGCTATAGAAAAAGAACGCCAAGCAGTCTGTGACATACGAACCCTAGTTATGGGTAGCAATCCTACCGAACAAGAAGCGAACACTGAACTAATTGCTCGTCAGAAGTTCCTAGCCTACCTTAACGGCCTCGAATCTAAGATTAAGACCATTATGGCAGATAAGCCTAAAAAACGTGGTGAAGGGGCTAACAATGGGTAAGTTTTACAAGAAGCGCCAAGACGAGATCAAAGAGTCACAGTCTAACTTGAGCTATGAAGAAATACAAGAACAAATGCGTAAAGAGAGCGAGTTCGTACTAGAGCTAGATAAGTTACCTACTCAGAACCATATCTGGACAAACAGAGGTGCTAAAGCTACCTGTGAAAACGCTGGACACGCTATGCATGAGTTCTGGTTCAGAAAGGCTGCTATGTAACTTTACATGAGGCGATTGTGTTCGGGATACGTCCTCGCAGGTATCCCGAACAGAGTCTCCTCCGACTCAAGTTCGTAACTATAAACAGAGATTCGCAATCTATAAAGCTGAAAAGGAGAGTGTATGTCCAAGGATACAACACAAGATACTACGGTATCAGAACCTACTACCGAGGAAGTGGTAGATACATCAACTAATGAGGAAGTCCAGGACACAGATGTCACTGCAGACTTAGAAGATGACGATACATCTTTTGATGACGTAGATGACGATGACACAGAAGGAACCGATGACAGCGAATACGAGATGGAGGACACCGAACCTGCTGATACTGAGGAAGAATCAAAAGAAGATGTTGCAGAGGAATCGAAAGATGAACCTGCAGAGGAGGAATCTAAAGAGGAAAGTACGCCCTCAGAAGATGTCAAGAAACATAACGCTGAAATGGCTGCTCGCAGGATTGCAGAAAAGCAAGCTAAAGAGGCTGAAAAGCAACAGCAACAGCAGGAGTACCTTGAACAGGCAGAAGATGACAAAGACCTTGCGCTTCGCCTACTCCAGATAGATGCCCACAACAACAAGGTGGAACGTAATAGAAGCAAGCTCGATAGCGGAATTGAAAAAGCCGTTGCCAGCATAGATCTGTTCCGTACTGGCACACCAGAAGTGAAAGAAGAACTAGCTCGCCGATTAGAGGACTATGAAGCAAAGCACGTTCAGTACGACACCAACGGCGAACCAGTAAGTGTTACAGGCGATGTGTACGAATATTTACAAAGTGAAGCTGACTCTATACGCAGGATTCTCAATGCCGGAGCTAGACAGCAGGTAAAAGACGGAGTGAAAACAAAGTCCCGAACCGATACACTGCCAAGCCGAGCGCCTAAAGAAAAGCCTGTTGACCCAGATATGGCTGCTTTCGATGAGGAAGTTGCTAAATGGGACTAGAGTCCTAATAGAAAAGGATTAACCTCATGGCTATTAACTTAGCAACAAAGTTTGCTCCAAAAGTTTCAGACATTATGAAACATGGTCGCAAAACTAAATCTGCAACTAACCAAGACTGGGACTGGGATGGCACTAACGCTATCAAAGTTTACACACTAACTGACCCTACAATGGGTGACTACACAGCATCAGGTGCTAACCGTTACGGTTCACCAGATGAGGTACAGGATACTGTACAGACATGGACTCTTTCACGAGATCGTTCATGGGCTAAGACTATCGACAAGAGCAACTACCAGGACACAATGATGGTTCGGAAACCTGCTCAGTACCTAGCACAAGCTACTAAGAACGTATTGATTCCTGAAATTGATACTTATGTTCTTGCAGCTATCAACACTGCTGGTGCTACTGCTAACCGAGATAACATTGTAGCTGACGGTGCTTCTAGCGCTTCTAACGCTTACACAAACTTCTTGGCTATCAACGCTGATATTACTAACAACGAAGCACCTGAGAGCAACCGTATTGCTTTCATGACTGCTACTTACTACAACTACCTTAAGCAAGGTGGATTCGTACTAGATAGCGATGCTGGACAGCGCAAGCTTGACAGTGGTGTTCTTGGAACAGTTGACGGCGTAAAAGTTGTTGTTGTACCAAGCACTCGTATGCCTTCAAACTGTGACTTGATCATCACTCACCCTAGCGTGACTGTTGCTCCTGAAAAGTTGATTGACTACACACTACACAAGAACGCACCTGGTATCTCTGGTGACCTACTTGAATACCGACACCGCTATGACGCATTTGTTGACACCAACAAAGTCAATGCAGTTGGTATCCACAAGACCGCCTAATTAGAGAGGAACTAACATGGCAGAACTAAACGCACTAGACATGGTAAAGCTCGAAGCTGAACGGATCACTCTAAAGAGAATCCAGGAAGCCGAAGAACAAAAGAAATGGCAAGAGTCTACGACTGGAACTATTACTCTTGATGACGAGCAACCTGTCGAAGTGGCAGTCGAGGAAGAACAACCAAGAGTTGTCAAACCAAAGACTGTTAAAGAGAAGAAAGGCCAAAAATAATGGCATCAACAAACCTAGATGGCTTCGGACATGTTGAGAGTGTCAACGTTGCAACTAACACGACTCTATCCCTAACTGCTCATAGCGGTAAGGTAGTCAACGTTACAGCAACTTGCACAATCACACTTCCGGCCACAGCAATTTCACAACGGTTTATGATTCGTGTGGGTGCAGAAGGTATCACAGTAACAATCAGTCCAGATGCTAACGACTTGATCGCTGGCCCTGGTGCTGCTAACTCTGGTGCTGGTGCAGATAACAAAGACGTTATCTTCACTAACCAACCTGCCGGTAGCTACATTGTGCTTGACGCAATTACTACTACAGGCTTCACCATTGCACGTGCGCTCGGTACGTTCACATACGAAGGCTAATACATTAAAAAGTGCACATTCGATCACTGATAGCGTAGTCATTGACCAGAACGCTACGAACGAATAAGCACACTAAGAAAGGATACCAAATGACTCGAAATCTTAAACGAAGAATCGATCAATCAGTCCAAGGCAACACACAGTTTGATGTTCTTAGAGTAGCTCAATCAGTTGCAAACGTAACTGAAGCCGCACCTACAGCAGCACAACTGACATCTGCCTTTGGATCACCTGCGACTCTAGGCCGTGGATTCATCGGTACAGTTGATGACAACGACGGATCACTAGCTAGTGTTCTCTGTTGGACAACTGATTCAGCGTGGTTTCACGTTGTAGGAGTTAAGTCTACCTAATCATGAATGGGAAAGCACTTAATCTAAAGCAACAGCCAAAGGTTCTGTCGCTTTCCCCTAATGGTTCTGGTGGAGTAAAGATATACGCAAGTATGAATCTTAGTAAACAAGAAAAGATTGATCTGCTTACACAAGCACTTCAACACATTAAAGGAAAGGAATAACATGCCAGCAATCGGCGAAATCCTAAACATGAAGTTTAACAAAGCTTCAAAGACCCAGACACTATCTGGCAACAACACGACTGTAGCTACACCACTATTTCGCATTACCGGAACAGTACAAGTTACACAGCTATACGCAGTTGTTACTACGGTTCTTGGATCTAACAATACCGCAGCACACTGGCGCACTAACGATCAGACTGCAACTTTGCCTATCTCAGCAGCAGCAGGTACAACACTAAGCTCCCTACCTGTAGGTTCAGTACTTACTCGTCATAGCTTAGTATCCGTAGCTCTAAAAGCAGATAGTTCAGCAGCAGCTAAAGTTATAGACCCAGTAGCAGCAACCGCACCAGCAGTTCACATGCCATTTTGTGTAGTACAGAAGGCAGGTGGAGTAAACACAGACATAGAGTTTGTATATACAACTACAAACACCCCAACATCAGGTGTTATTCAGCATTTTGTTGAATGGCAACCACTATCGGAAGGTTCAACACTAACCGTACTCTAACGCCCCTGGGGTGGCAAAAAACCCCACCAATATACTATGGACTTGACAAAACTACGCCAAATTAACGAGCAGAAAGCTTCCAGAGATGATGCACAAGGCAAGCATGATGATCTTGTGCTTGCTAGTATTGCTACGCAAGAAACTATCCTGAAATCTTTTAAGTCGCTAATTAACTACCTAGAGAACAAAGTATCCAGGACTGAGGTAGTCAACCAACTAAGAGAAATAGCTACACCGGATGTAGACAACGTAGTAACCGCTTTAGATTCCTTGCATAACACTATTAAAGAACACAAAAACACAGACCTAACTGAAATAACAAGTGTTATGCAGGGGGTTCTTGATGAAACTAAGAAGATTCCTAAAGAGTTACCCAAGTCCGAGAAACTGGAACTTAAAGACTACTCTAAGCAACTGAGTACGCTTGAAACCACTATTAAGAATGTTGAGAAGGCTATCAAAGCCCAGAAGCTTAATGTTGAAGCACCAGTCGTAAACGTGCCTGAGACTGTAGTAAATGTAGAGAAACCAGACCTCAAACCAATCGAGGTTAGCATTACTACTAGCAGTAAAGATGTAGTCAAAGCAGTCAAAGGTATCAAGATACCAGAACTTAATACCGATCCTGTTGAGAAGCTTCTTAAGAAAACTAACAAACTACTTGAAGAACTACCAGAACTTATGCCTACTGGCGGTGGTGGATCAGGCTCAAGTTGGGTAGCTACTAATAGTGCCGGTGTACCTGTACCTATTCAGTTAGACTCTAACGGCAGTATACCAGTAGCTACAGTGACCCTAACCTACAAAACCCTCCTAGACGATTACACCACCACAAACGTCACCTACGTTGGCAAAGCTGCAATCGGTTCAGCTACCAGTTCAGCTGTCTGGCAGATCCAAAAGATTGATGAAACATCAGGCATGGTCATCACTTGGGGTGGTACTGGTGCATTCGATCAGGTCTGGAATAATCGGGCCACGACTGTGAGTTACTCATGAAACCAATAAACCGCAGATACCACAATCTTGATGACCCCACTAAGCTTCCGAGTGTAACGTGGGATATGAGTAATGGTGATGAAATCGTTGTCCACGACCTTGCTACTTATGGTGAAGTTGGTGACGGCAAAATAGAACTAACCGCACTCGCTCAAGCTGTGTGTGATGCGTATGAGGAGACTATCTAATGGCAGTTATCGTATCAAACGGGGCAACCACGCTCGCAACAGCTAGTGGGTTCTATCGAGCCGAGGCTTATAACCTAAGCATGTTCTCAACGACTGTGCTGGCGTTATCAAGTACCAGAACGATAGCAGTCACCTTTGCGAACGCAGGGAACGCACAGGGCTTGATTATCCCTCTCGCAGCAAACAGCCATGTGACAAAATCAGTGACCGTTAAACTCCAAGAAC